AGTAAAATCTGTCCCCTTGATTGTGATCTGTGCTGTAGGTGTACCCACATTCACATTTGCTTTTTTAATTTTTTTACCTTTACCAGATGTGAATCTTGCTGTACCTCTTGCAACTCTAATTGACATTTGAGATAGATCTGGATTAGGATCATAATATGCTTCGTCGATATATGCATATGTATTCTCAGTCATATCTAGGACCTCTTCATCAAGGAATACGATCTTCATTCGACCGTTACCTGTCGATGCTTCGTCTTTTAATATGATTTCTGTGTTGACTGCATTGCCAACTTCCTCTGAATCTCTAAGAATAGAACCGAGACCTGAGGATTCTGAAATTTCCCCAACGGGTTCTGCATAGACGAACCCGCTGAGGAGAATAATGTTAAGAATCGCTGGACGAATCTTTTTGGTTAAGTTGAATAATTGCATTGTCACTTGTTACGTCAAGAATGATTGTCGCATTTGGTGAACTACATGTCTGAGGTGCACCAGTTACACATGAACCAGATATCTGATTGATGTCTACGTCTGCACTATCACCGTCAAGAGTGAAAGTCAAATTTTGCTCCCCGTCTTTTTGTAATGTATTGATGTTATTAGAACCACCAGTTACATCAAGATTCCATGTGAGGTCATCTGATTCCCAGTCTACGTCAAATATATTCGAACTACCTATTAGTATAAGATCGGCGTCTAGTCTTTCAGCACTAGCAACATAACCTTGATCTAAATCAAAGGTGTTGCTGTCCCCTGTGATGTCGAAATTAATATCCGAATCATCAGCAGAACCAATGTAACCAATATTCCAATCAATAGAGTTTGAGTCACCTGTGATGTCGATTGTATAGTTTGAACTATCTGCGACTACAGGACCAAACAATTTGTTTTGGTCTCCTAACATATCGATATTGATGTCCAGTGTAGCACCAGTTATACTCATTGTGCTGAGTGAACCACTACTTCCGTCATCTCCACCGACTTTGTTTCCAAAACCGATTTGATCGATATAGAGTTTTAAAGTATCACCAGTTTGGGTGATCTTAATTTCGTTATCATCAGTGGATTGTGCGAAAACAAAAGATGTCGACATTAATAATAGTAATATACTACTTAGTTTTTTCATTTTCGTTATACCCTTCTATTTGCCAAAAACCACGGTCGTGGCCTTGGTAGATTAATTCCAGTACACCTGCCTCAATGGCAACACGTACTGCATAAGTCACTGATTCATTATTACCAACTCCGTCTTCAAACTCTACTAACTGTGTCCCCTGTTCGATGAATCTAAACACATCTCCAGTAGAACCATAACTTAGAATTGTTTTCCGAGTTTGTACATTTAATAAAACTTCTCCAGTAAGAACACTAACTGCTCTTATAGAGACTGTAACAACATCTTGTCGATATTGTTTCGCATATCCAATACCAAGTGTCCGTGCGCCTCTTCCACCTGTTAATATATTGGAATCATAACCAATTATACCACCTTCAATTAGCATTCCTGCAAATAGTAGTGGTTGTAAACCTTGGGGTTCTTCACCCGATATTTTTGCGTAATCTTGTCTTGCACTACGTATGATTTGTCTTTCTCTCAATAGTGCATCGATGCCGTTTCTTTCTACGACTCTAAACCATGTTCCCCCACCAGCAGTCTTAAGTGCATCGATTAACATCTCTACACCACCTTGTGTTACTGCTGTTGAGAAAGATGCAATGTTTGTAACTGACTTTCTCTGCCCTGTTTTGTCATTAAAATTATACACTGAAACAATTGGCATTTCTTCTGCAGGTGGTAAATTTAGTAACTCAATATATGAAGGCAACTTTACAACTTCTGGTTGCTCAACACAAATAAATTTAGAACCTGCATACTTTCTTACACCTGTTACGACATCTTTACCAAAACCTTCATCGAACTGACCTGTTTCGTATGAACAATCTGCAGGGTCTTCACTCCATTTGGGAACCGAAGCACAACCTGACAATAGCAGTGTTAATGCTAAGAGTGTTCGTAACATTCTATCCTCCTGAACCTGTATCAGGATCTTGTCCGAAATTACCAGTACCAACTGGGATTTCAACGACTGTTTCTGATCCGTCTTCTGCTACAATTGTTAATCTTATAAATTCTGCACCATCGGCATTTGTAATTACTTCCCATGTAATACTATTACCTTCAAGCATGAATGATCCAAATCCTGCTGGATTATCATTTGAAAACATACTCTCTACTAATTGTTTAGCAAACTGGGCATAGATTCTCGATTCGAGGTTTCTAATAAATTTTGCTAGGGTGCTGTTTTCTGCTTCACGTTCGGCGGCCTTTCTTGCTGATTCTAGTGCCTCTTCGATTGCTTTCTTTCTTGATGTTTCTTGGTTCTCAATGGTAAGATAATGGGCGCCTGTACCCACTCCACTGAATGAAGGATTTTTGAAACCAAATTTGATTTCATCTGCCATGACTGGCATTGATATTAATAAACTAAGACTTAGTATCTTTACTTTTTTCACGTAACTTCTTCCTTAAACGTTCTGCTTTTCTATACTCTAGTACAGTGTTCAGTTTTTGCTGAAGTCTAATTTGATCCTGATCTAACATTCTCATTTGATCGATCAATCTAATTAGAGATATTTTTTGTTTCTCTATTCTAGGTTCTAGTTGTTCAGTTACATATTTCCATATAAAGTAAATGAAGTAACCCATTCCTAGTGACATGACGACAGGATACCCGAACTCGTCTACAACTTTGATAATTTCTTCGACCACTAATCTCTCCTAGCATCAATAGATCCGTCTTCTACGAAATTTTCTGCTCTTGCTACTCGATCAAGGTCAGGTTGTAGTTCTAAGGATTGAGATATAAGTAAATCAATCTTAACGATCTCGTTATTCATAACTCTACATCTGTCTTCTAGCATGTCAACCATGCCAGTTAAAGTCTTCACATCATCTGATACACCCTCTAAGATGTATCTAAGTGTTAGGAAGATAAAGAATGCCATTACGATTGCACTTGCAATCGGGACACCGACTTCATTGATTAATAATAGTATATCTTCCATCACCTATTATTTATACAAATCGTCTATCGGGAAACAAAAAAAAGGGTGCCGAAGCACCCTTGTTTTGTTGTAAGTGTGTTTACTTTTTCAGTTGACTATGAATCGAGTTAATAATCTCTGCTTTAGTGCCAGATTTTTTAACTTTAAGAGTCTTTTTCTCTGCAAGATCCACAAGTTGAACTTTAGTTAATTTCTTAAGTTCTGCCTTGCTTATAATACCATTGCTATTTGCATCTGCATTAACAACTGGTTTTACTGCAGGTTTAGAAACTGAAGCAACTGTAGTTGTAGAGTTGCTATCGCCTCTAAAATAGAAGACAACTGCTAGTATAACAATTATACCAATTATCACATATTCCATATTTTTCTCCTATTCGAATAGTTGTATAACTATTCTATCACAAAACTTACTTATCTAAAAGAGGGTTTTTGTCTTTTGCTTTACCTATTGCTAAAGCAAGTACTTCTAACCACTTGTAGACTTTGGCCCACAATTTATCGTCGGCCGGGGTCGGTGTTAATGCTACAATTACTGAGCAAATTGATATAATTACTGGAACTATCATAAGTAAGTTCCATATACCCATAACAAAATCTATAATACCTTGAAACATAATTGTTCCTCCTAAGTGATATATTTAGTTATTTTTACTTCCGATTGAGTATTTTGTAGTCAATTTCCAATTTTCTTTGTCTTTAAAACTTACAATTTTAATTTGAGACAAAGGTGCCCTTGGTGTTTCGATCTTAGATTCATCTAACACCTTGATCAGATTCCATTGTTTAAGTAGGTCAATGATGGTGTTCCTTCTACCAACATCTGATTCATCAAATGTTGCTTTCTTACCATCTAATTGAAATAATTCTTTGAAGTGTGTTATGTAATACTTACCTTTCTTATGTAAGATATGACATGATTGGAAGAGTTCTTGTTCTCGACGTGATGCAACTCCAATACGTGTGAGTGTCTCACGTATTTTTAGGAAGTCATCTTTTTCTGCGAATGATATTTCGACTAAACTATTTACTATTTCCTGTTCGTCCATTGTGTTTACCACCTGTATGCATTCTGTCTTTCAATATACGGTATTGTTTTTCATCAAGAAGTTCAAGATACTCTTTTGCTTTCTGAGTAGAAACACCGTAAAAATCTTTTACAGTTTCTAGTTTCTTCGATTCATATGGTTTTTGCCATTTACTGAATCTTTTTCTTTTTCTAAGAGTATTTATGAAAAACAAGTACTGAAGACGGTTATCTAACCCGTGCTTACAGTTCAACTCGTTTACTAGAAAGACGGCATCTTGGTGATAAGACAACGCCCGATTTATTAGAAATGGTTGATATGCTTTCTCTTCGACCTCATCAACCATGATATCAACCTTATCATAACTGACATTCTTAACAAAGTCAAAGGGATTTCTTTTAGACACTAAGCAATTGCCTTTTGTGTAACAGAAGGCATTACTTTTCTTTGATATTCATTAATCAGTTCATCGCCTGTAAGTTCTTTACCAAAGTATACGATAGAACCATCATCACATGTTCTTTCAATAAGTCCACTATTGAAACTTCTATCAACGACACCTTTACCATCTTGAGTATCTTGTGGTCTAGTGTCATACCACATACTACTCAAACTGTGAGCATGAATGCCTGAAACACCCTTTGCCCATTCTTCTGCTTCTAAGAGAACTCTTTGTCTCTCTACTTTATCTTTAAACTCCGTCATGTATTATCTCCGTCTGTAGTTTTTACTTGATGTTTCATGAAAAGTTTATCTGCTGTCTTTTGAAAAGAACGTTCAACTCTCAAAGCAATCCATCGTTTAATCCATTGTCTAATTTTACCCATTACCAACCACCGTCAATTGTTTCCATTACTTCATTCATATGACCTAGCATTTGTGTAATAGGTTCATCGTAGTCTCCAATTTCATAGTCAACGTCATCTTGTTCATTGAACATTGCTTTGATTTGATCACCGTACTGAACAATCTGTTCTAGTTGTTCTCTCATTTCTTCTGTTATCATTTGAATTTACACTCCGACATAATCTCTGTTAGACATGCAGTAAAATTAATTTCTGAATCCATTGCAAAGGCAGATTTGTATTGGTAATCTGCAATCACTAAAACTGCCGCTGGTATAGAAGTTGGTTCAAGTCTTTTCTCTAGTGCATTGAATACTTTTCTATACAATGTATTGAAATCATTATCTGCATTTTGACCGACCCACTTTCTCATGCCAGACCAATCTTTGTTCTGTAACATGTCAATCAGAGGTGTTAGTTTCTCTTCTGATAGTGTTGCTAAAAGACCACTATCAATTACACCTGATGCACCATATCTTTGTACTTCGTTGATACATCGTCTAAAATCTGGGAAGAATTTTAGTATTAGTTCTACTAACACCTTTTCTTCGAACTTGATACCCTCATCATCACAAATCATTTTCAGTCTATTCAAAAAGACTAGTGCAAGTTTTTGTTTTTCTGTGGGTGTTATTTTGAAATCAATAACTGTACATCTACTATGAAGTGCAGGAATAATTCTGTTCTTGTAGTTACATGTAAAGATGAATCTACAATTGCTTGAGAACTCTTCTATGAAGTTTCTAAGAGCAGGTTGTACTGAGTCTGCTGAAATATAATCTGCTTCATCTAATATAACAACCTTAGAACCACCACTGAGTGACACTGTAGATGCAAAGTTTTTGATTTTAGTTCTTAGAGTATCGATGAGACGACCTTCATCTGATCCGTTAATGACGATGAAGTCTGCACCGATTTCATTACATAATGCTTTCGCAACTGTAGTCTTACCGATACCTGCTGAACCTGTAAGTAATAAATTTGGCAGTTCGCCATTCTTGACGAACTCTTGAAAACTTTTCTTGATTGATGCAGGTAGTATCGTCTCTTCAATTGTTTGAGGACGATACTTCTCTACAAATAAAAATTCATTACTCATAAGTGATCTAACCCCTCCGATAGATCGTGTAGAATTCCAAGAGATTGATGAGATATTCTACTCCCATGACAATTGCGGAGACTAGCACTATTATCACACATAATATTATATATGTTATACATTGTATTTTGAATCTGGTTCAAGTGCAATAAAATATTCTAAGTCTATATCTTTGTTTTTGAAGTTTGAAATACCCTTCGATGAAACAAAGACTTCGTAATTACCATCTAGAACTTTTAAGTTATCAATCTTAAAGTTCATTGTAAATGACACACCATTACCTTCACCAACAATTCTGCTGAATGTATTTGATGTTGCATTTTTCTTATCAGTCACCACTAGTTCAATCTTAGTGCCATCTGATTGTAACACCAGATCACTAACACCTAGAACACTGGCCGCTTTCTGCAATTCGCCAAGTAGTGTTGATGATAGATCGATCTTAATCTCTGCATCAGGCATTGTAATCATCTTCTCTGGTGATGTTACCATACCCTCACTTGCATAGAAGTAAGTCATGCTAGTATTATCATCACTGATACTTGCAGATGCATCGTTAAATGCAAAGTCTGGATTATCTAGTAACGATACTGCACCTAGAAATTCTCCTAGGTTATAGATACTAAACCCTTGGTCAAATGCTTCTGAAACAGTTGCTACTGCCAAGATGTTTTTCATATTCGAGATAGTCTTCAGTTGAGTACCTGTCTCAACTTTGATACCCGAATTAATTGTTGCGAAGTTTTTTAATATACTTCTGGTTTCTTCACTTAATTTCATTCTCAGTCTCCTTATCGTGAACATATAACATAAACAAGGCATAGTGCAACACTTTTAATAAGTCTGCTCTATTCTTGCCACCTTTCTTTCCGTATCTCTGTGCATATTTCATAATATTGCCGATACAAAAACCTTCACCATGTCCTGAGTCAATAATAAACTCAGTACTTTGGTATTTGTTTAGTGAGTAATGCTGATCATACGTTTTATCAATATAAGAGGCAAACTCGTTTAAGAGTTCGCCTTCGTTATATTTGTAATCTATTTTACTCATCGTATTCATTATACTCTGAAGATTCTGAATCTTCAAGAGGGTTTTCCATGTCGACCCCTGCATCTACTTTAGTGTAGAGATCGAGAATGGAAGTTCTAGTTTCTTCGTCGAATCTTGTAATACACATTTCGATTGACTTCATTTTGTCTTCGAACATTCTGAATGCATTAACAATGTGAACAAGTCTCCTTGTAGTTACAACATCATCGATAGCACCTTCGTAATAGGTCTTTCTGATAATGTCTGCCCAGTCGACAAGTTTGTCACAGAACTCTTCATCAACAGAACCACTTAGTTCCATTTCTTTCTTAAGAATTCTCTTCTCAGTTGACACTGGTGGATATTCTTGTTGCATTGTGATGGCGAATCTTTCGAGCATCGCCTCGTTCATGATCTGAGTTCCGATGAACTTGCCATCTTCTGAACCTTGACCTTTTGTATTAGCAGTCGCAAGAATTGTAAAACCAGGTGCTGGTTGTACCCACTCACCAGTCTTCTTGATTAGATAACCTTTACCTTCAAGAACTGATTGTAGACACATCAACTTGTTAGAACCAAGATCGACTTCATCGAGTAAGAGTACTGCACCCTTTCTCATTGCTTTGATAACAGGACCTTCTCTGAAAGTAATGTTACCATTTTGAAGAGTATGACCACCCATCAAATCATCTTCATCTGTCTCGATGGTGATATTGACCCTGTAGAGTTCTCTCTTCAGTTGGGCACACACTTGCTCAATCATAAGTGTTTTACCATTACCAGATAACCCTGTCACAAAAACTGGGAAGAAAATCTTAGACTTGATGATGCTCTACACATCTTTGAAGTGTCCGAATGGAACATAGTTTGTCATCTTTTCAGGAATGATTTTTACATTGTCTTCGATCAGATTCACTGCTTGAGTCTGAGCGGCAACAGGCATGTTGTTAGAAACAGGTGCTTGTGGCATAGTGATAACCGTTGGTTGTTTCACGTTTTGCACTGCTGTCGGTGACAAACCACCAAGCAACATTGTTAAGTCATACGATGACTTATCAGCAGAAGCAAATGGAAACCTCGTTGATTTCACCCAGTATGGGGTGTGCGAAAGTTTTTCTAAATCTTCTTTTAGAAAAACAGATTGATTAGGAAAGGCAGATTTGAGTTCTGCTAAGAATTCTTTCCTATATGCAGTCCTGTGGAATTTCGGGCCGGTAGTAAGTAGGCACCCCTCGAGATCTTCACGCGATATTTTCCATTGAAACTCACTGCGTGCCTG